GTCTCCTTCAATAGCCTTATCAATCCAACCTTTAACTTTGTGTGTTGGGTAAGTAGGATTCATTGTGGCATGTGCTTTACTATGGGAGCAAGATAAGCGAGTATCTATCATATCTATGATAGAGTCAGGGTATAGAGTAATTTCGTCGCAATAGGTCAAAGAATGAGTATCTCCTTGAAAGTTACCGATTGCCCCTTCATCCTTTGCACCTAAAATAGTAATGACCTTATCGCGATAGTAAAGTTTCTTTCCTGACCAACTGCAAAATGGTCTAAACATCGCGAGTTCTTCGGATTCCATAATAAGACGCACGACGTTGCGATATGCAGTGTCAAATGTATGGCCTACGATGTAGATCTTTGAATCAGGACATGCCATGCAATCCACCAAAAAACGAAACACTGTTCCTACTGTTTTTCCGCATCTGACTGACCCGTATGCTAAATTCCATTTTGCATTAGCCTCTTTGACATATTTTAGTTGCTTCGGTGCTAATGGGTCAGGTATCTTTTTGGTCACTAACATAAGGTTCCTAAATGCAATGGATTTCGAAACATCAACCGATATATGTATGGTCTAAAGATAGTTGGTTTGATGAACGTACAAAAGATATCTACACACCAAATATACAGCTTAAATGCTGGGAGTGTGGAGAAAAAAAAGAATATTTTACAAAAAAAACTAAATTGATGGATAAGAATGCGCAATCGAGCTAAATGTAAAGCTTGTGAATCAATCATTGAAAGCTTATCAATACAAGATGAAGTTACATGTAAATGTGGGCAAATTAGCGTTTCAGGTGGTGAACTGCTAGGTTGTGCAGCCATTAATTGGTCTAACTTTTTGCGTGTTGATGATGAGGGCAATGTAATTGTTCCTGTAGTGAAAGATAAAGCTCCAGTAACACGTAACGATTTACTAAATGCACTCGATGAGATGATCAAACGCATTGAAGAAATGCCTAACCAAGCAATGATAGTTGCTATTAATCACTATGATTTTGTTTCGTTATTGATATTACTTTCGTCGATATTTAGATCTGAAGATAACATCCCTATCACTTGATTTATTTTTTCATCAAACTTTTTACCAATTGCTTCTATTTCTGTTTCATCATCTTTTACTTTACCTTGACCACAAAGTTCACGGCCTAAAAGTTCTAACATCTTAGTATTACCAGCTAATGCTTTAACATATTGTGTATACAAAATATTAGCTTTACTTGCCTCTAGAGCCGGGGCCGAAAAATCCCCAAAACTATAACCATATTCTTCTTTAAATCTCCGGTAAAAAGTGTCTGTATCTATTCCAAATGCCCTACATATCTCTCTAGCTGAATTTCCAATTTCAGCTCTCCTTTCCACTTCTTTCCAATTTATTTCTTTAGGTGGCCTTGCCATAATTAAATCATCACCCCGCAATTTGGGCATTCTTTTTGCTTTTTACTTTTTTCTTCATTTGACTTTTCTTCTTTATCGGTTAAACCGAGTAGTTCCTTTTCTGTAAGCCCCGATTCTAGAAGCATTTCAATTTCATACTCATTTGCTAATATATCATGATCCCAACTTCCGTAATGAGCATTATCTTTTACTATTCTACTTTTTATAAATTCTTCCGTTAATTCATAGTCTACAACACAAGGAATTTCTTTCATACCGAGTTTTTTTGCAGCACGGACTCTTTGATTACCAGCGTATACGTGCATGTATGGTTTATCGTCAACATAGATGCAGTTAACAAGTACAGGTCTACACTCAAGAAATGTCGGATCGTTTTGTATTGATCTGCACAGTTTATCCATCTGCTCTTTTGTGATGCGACGTGGGTTTCTTTCTAGAAGCTTAAGCTGTGAGATTTTGATGAGTTCAGTTTTCATTTTTTTTATCAGCCAGCCTTTTCTCGTAATATTCTTTTACTTTATCCCAAAACTGTTCACACAATATATCTATTATTCCAGAAGTGATTTTGTCTACTGGGTATTCTTCTGTGTTAAATTCGATACCATTTTCCGATACTCTCATTATCCATTCGGACTTAGGGAAAAATGTGATTTCGCTTTTTTCAGTCTTTTTAATTTCTGTTTGGTCATTTGTCATTTTATCTTTTTATCCTTATAAACCCCGGACCACCCGGGGAATCGAGAGAACAATTTTATAAACTATCGATTTTTATTTTTGCTGCTGTTTTTCTTTTTTGATAATATTTTCGTTGGTACTCTTTTCGTCGTTCAAAATCACCATCTTTAGCTCTGTATTTTTCTATAAGTTTTGAATATTTTTCTTTATTTTTAGCTCGCCATTGTCTTTGATATTCGTTAGTTTTATTACAATGTTCTTTTTTAGCATACTCATAACCGGCCATGATGTAGTCAAATACTGTTGGCTCTATGACCAGTTTTCCGCATCCAAAATATTCATTTATCCATTTTTTAAAACCATCAATATCCATTTAAAATTTCAATCCAATAAAATAAAAAAACAATATTAACAATACATACACAATAACCACAGAAAAACAGAAACCCAAAACAATTAAAGCTGATCTTATACCGCTAATAGCTAACAATACAGACAAAACGATAACAAATAATGATAAATGTACTGGGCTTATAATTTTCATTTTCCCCTTAAACAGCCCTACGACGCCGGGCTTTGCGGGATATCCGTCGAAGATGATGATAGCAACTTTTTTCCAAAGCAGACGCACACATCGGTTCTACGCTAAATCCGTAGCGTTAACACCATTTTACAGATTTAAAGCGAAAATATCAACATGAATTTTCTTCAACTTCCTTTATCCTTTTTTTCCGATTAAGTGTTCTAAATAATTCTTGTATCTCTGTCTTTCTTCCCCAACAAAATTCATGACTTTTTTTTAGTGTCCACCACCGACCAGGTGTATACATGCTTGCATATTTTTTAAATATCCAACCTTTTTCAACAGCATAGAGCTCACCATCTGTTACAATTCTCATGATTATTCCATAGTTATAAAAACCCCGGGACCGCCCCGGGGATAACGCAACGCGTGCACACCTTCTCAATCAAAAAGAGACGTTACGTTTTTGAATAAAACCCGCACTGTGCGGGAACAGCTTAGATGTACATATTTCGCATTCTGTGCGATCGCTGTTTTTATGAACGAAGCACTAGCACTATGAATAACATTGCTAAAAGCAGACAAATCAACATCATTGAACGTAATACTGATTCTTTGAAGTTATCTTCAGGATCTACATTCCAACCCATATAATCTCTGTCCTCGGCTGTTTTGACCAAAACTTTTGAGATACCGTTCTGTATATTTCTGCGTCATCATGCCACAAAATTTTATTTCCGCAATCAAAAATATATTTTTCACAGTTGTCTTTATCGGGCTTCTGTATATGCGGTATTTTGTTGAGTTCTTCTTCTGATAAGCTGCGCATTGATGGAGGCCTGTAAAAATAGTAATTTATCGTTAAGTCAAACCCTATTGTGCCGTTATTTCCGTCATATGGCCAACCACCTTTTTGACGCTCAATCAACATATAATTTTTAGTTATCATTTTAATTTTAGACTGAGGGTCATATTGCTTTTGCTTTCCTCGAAATATAGCTGTTCGATGTCTCTGTAGAGCACGAGGCTCTCCAAGTAGAATGATTTTAGCCATTATCGGTAGCTGCTATAGTCATTAAGATTCATCTCCTGTTTGATCCGAGGCCTAATGATCTCATCCCATCTTACGCTTGCTGGATCACCTCCATATCGATGAGATCTCTCATATGACGACTTTCGATTGGCCCATAACCTGTTACTTTTAGCTATCATTTCGTCGGTGTCTTTGTATTTGATCCGCTTCATTTCAATCGCCCAAATCTTGTTCAAAAATGTCTATCATTTCTACTATTCCCATAAAATTGCCCTTTTCGTATAAAGAGTTGACGCCGCTGTCTTGTTGGGTAAGGGTCCCTGTGACATCGGGTCACAGGGGTTTTTGTTATCTTTTTGCCTTCTTTGCCTGCTTAATAATACTTATTTTTTCCCCGTGGGTCACCGACACGGGGATTTTTTTTGCAACGAATGCATGATCATGTTAACATACCAATGAAATCGTTGTAAATTTCATCAGCCGGCTATTTCACCAATAGGTAGCCGGCTGTTTTCATTTCATTTTTACAAATCCATACTTAGCTAAAGCTTTGGCTTGTTTTTCGGCAAAGTCACGATCGTTATAGTCAAAGCAAATTGTTGTTGTTGTTGTTATGATCTCTGTATGATCGTTCAATGCTAGGTATTTCGCTTGAGAGCTCTCTATTTTCGATTCTAGATCGCAACTGAATTTTCTAAGGTTGTGCGCCCTTTGCTCATCCGTTTCGCCTGCCACAGGCTTTATTTGCTGTTTTAGCCACCATTTTAGCGCTTGCTCCAAAGTCTTAGTAATTTTGGTTGTTGGAGCTGTTGCCCATGCAACAGCCTTGTTTAAATCAGATTCTTGGTAATGCTGACTGAGCCAAGACTTTTCACTTTCGGGTATCTTCAAATCTTTCAAGCAATCAAAAACAACAGCAGCCTGTTGTTGTTTTACATTGTTTTTATTGTTAGCTACATTATTCTTAAGGTCCGTCTTTTCCAGATTCGGCATAACCGCTTCCGGGAAACCCGTATTCGGTAAACTTTTTTTGAATATTCGCGATTCACTAAATTCATACCATCCTGACTGAAATCTTCCTGTTTCATTCTGCCGAGGCTGATGATACCTGCAATATCCTGATTCAATCAGTTCTTTTAATATGGAATACATTTGATCTTTCCCAATTCCAGCCTCTTTAGCAATAAATTGTGGGTGAGCTTCCCAGTTATTAGGAAAAGAAAGCATATAGCACAAAAGTCCTCTAGCTCTAAAAGATAATGAGTTGTCTCTAAGTAAAGATCTAGATATCTGAGCAAAAGGATTTTCACGATCATGAGATGATCTGATTATTTTCTCTTGCGTTAAATTAGAAGACGTGACAGAATTAGACATGTCAGTATTTGAAGACATAGAAAAGCCTTGAGTTAGAAGGTAAATAAAAGTGTTTTAAATATTGGTGTATCGAAGATAAGGGGCATGGATCACAAACCTTTTCCCCCCTTTGGTTATTTGCAAGTCTTGCAGCAATAAGGCCCGAATGATATACTGACCTTAAAGCTGCATTTGCATTTTTAACGCTCGCGGTGGGAATCAACGGCGTTAAAAAGTTTATCTTAGCGAATCCGCTATTTCGCTTCAACAAAAATGCCTATGGCTTTCGAGTCATAGGCTTTTTTCGTCTTTTTTCTATAACGTTTATTACTTTCTTTTCTTTTGTCTTTGTTGTTCTCTTGATAAATTTTGCTTCTTAATTTAATCATTTCTTTATTTCTTTCGTAATAATCTTTTTTATACTTCAACTCTTTTTCAGGGTTTCTCCTCTTTGGTTTTTTTTTGTTAATATACTCAAGATCTCTCACATATGCCCAAAATTCAACCTGATCTTTTGATATGCAGCTCCAGATATTACCATCTTTTGGATACGTTACTTTATCTATATCGATGCATTTATCCTTTGTACACACCAATACCCTCTCATTCTCATCAGGCAACTGATCACATGCATTTATCCAATTTAATCTCATCTCAATCTCCTTTCACAATTTCAATAGACCCAATCGCAATCAACGTTAACAGCAGATGCACAACAATAAAAATCGTAGTGCATACGATACCAGTCAAATGAGACATTGACCACACAAAAAAACACTCAACACACATACCAACAAGCAAAATTGAGATGCTCTTAATTTTTTTCACCACATTTTCGTTTAACGTATCGTCGTTTAACATATTCCCCCAGAAAATATTTTATTTTTCGTTTCATTTTATAAAGAAATGTTTCAGGGTATTCGCCAACGCCGATATGGTTTTTGAACTCTTCGGCATAGATGTACCACAACATTAATTTTAATAGTTCTCTGTCGCTCATTTTTCTACTCCGAAAATTCAGTTTTTGGTAGTGTGTTAATGAGCATGTCTTTCATAAGAAGAAGATACCGTTTCCCCGCGCGTCATTTCGCGGGGTTTTTATTTCCCAAATGGCATTTCTTTCAAGAAATCATCAATAAGTGTTTCTTCATTTGAATGCATTTGAATCATAGAAAACCCACAGCATGCGTTTTTATCTAGATAAATCAAAAATTCCATAAGATATTTTTTCAGGTAATCTTTGTCTATGTATATAGACACTGGTTTTATTGGACAGATCGTTATTGAATCTTTCATTTATTCCCCCAAAAGTTCATTCGCTTTCACTTCTCCACCCGTCATAATCTCAATGTACTGTGCTAACATTCTAGATGGCTTGCACCAGTTATTAACTATCCTGTCGAGATATCCACGTGATATCCCCAGTTCTTTTGCAAAAGTTGCAACGCTTTTTCGTGAGTAAAATAGATGCTCTCTTAGTGTCATATCTGCACCTCCTACTTACCAATATAGCACATATAGGAAATTCATAGCTACACAAAATAGCTATTGCAATAAATCATGACTCATGCTATATTTATGTCATAGCGAGCAACAGTCTCTCAAGTCCGATACGTCGGCGCGATCGTAGCAGTTGCAAGTTGTGAAAAAAATGACAAAAGCATGAATACAAAAAAAAAACGGAGCTCAAAATGTTTGGATATACATACGAAGAATATGTTTGCGGTGATGATCAAGACTATATAGCAGGCACTGAATTAGACGATCTACGCGATTTATATATCGATCTAGTAGACTTTACACGTGTTAAGCCTGATGAGTGGGCTCTTGATCAAATAGATGATCAGCTAAAGCAAATCGGACGAATTCTAAAAATGCATTTTGATCAAATCAGAGGTTAACAATGACTAAGACAATACAAGAAATAGAAGAAATCTTATCAGAAGCATTTAATCTAAAAATGTTCTACGATAGAGACCATCTAAATTTAGATGTTGACGATATCAGAATAATGATATACCACACTTTATATTACAAAGATCTTCACACATTAACTCAAGACGATCTGTATAAGTTTTATGATCATGTATGCACAACTAAAGAAAAAGGAACTGACAATGAATCAATCTAACGAAATCGGAGAGCTAGCCAAAGCGCTAGCTCAAGCGCAGGGTGAAATGACTCCAGCGGCATTTGATGCCGTTAATCCTCATTACAAATCAAAGTATTCAAAACTTCCGGCAATATGGGAAGTTTGTAGAGGTCCTTTATCAAAAAACAGTTTGTGTATAATGCAAACCCTTAGCGAAAGTGAAAACAAAATATATCTGACAACTATTTTAGCTCATAGCTCTGGTCAGTGGGTTAAAAGTGTTATGCCTATCATATCCACAAAGGCAGATAACCACGGTATGACATCAGGAATTACTTATGCAAAAAGAAATGCATTAGTTGCGCTTTTGGGTATAGTATCAGATGACGATTATCAAGATGATGACGGTAATGCATGTGTTAAAGAACAGGCAAATTTAAGACGACCTATAGTTCAAAAAATTACAAGAGAGCAAGCAGATGAGCTTCATTCAATGTTTGATAAATGCCCTGAAAACTTTCGAAAATACGTGTTAAACAAAATTAGTCAAGAAATGAAAATCGGTACTTTTTATGAACTCCCATCCAATTGCTATGATGCACTTCGCTTATCAATTGAACAAAATATGCAAAAACAAATTGAGGTTTCAAAATGACATATGACAAACACACATGTGAAGTAGGACACCCGGCTTTACGCCGGGAGTTTATTGGATCAAGCGACGCATCGGCAATAATGGGAGTAAGTCCGTGGGATACTCCATTAACTCTTTGGGAGACAAAAGTCGGGCTTAGGCCGGCAAAGGATTTGAGCTTTGCAATGGCAAGAGGAATTGAACTTGAACAAGAAGCTAGGAACTATATAAGCGAAAAAACAGGTATAGAATTCCATCCAACTAGAATTTTCAGCCAAGAATATCCTTGGATGATGGCGAATCTTGATGGAATATCAGTATGTGAACAATATAGCGTTGAGATTAAATGCCCCGGGGCTGCTGATCATGCTTGCGCTATTGCGGGAGTGGTACCAGAAAAGTACCTTCCTCAACTCATTCATCAAATGATCGTTACAGGTCATAAAATTATGTACTACTTAAGTTATGTACCTAATAATCCTGTTATACTAAAAGTTGAGTATGATGAAGATTATGCAAAAAAACTCATAAAAAAAGAAATGGAATTCAAATATTGTTTAATTGAGTTTCGTGAACCCGAAAAAACGGATAAAGACTACCGTAAAAAAAACGATGCTTCTTGGAACAATGCAGCTCAAAAGTTCATTAGTTTGTCTACAATGAAAAAACAACTAGATGATCAAGTTGAAGAAGCCAGGCAAGATCTTCTAAAGCTTACGGATGGAAATTCATGTGAAGGATGTGGAGTAAAAGTCATAAAATCTGTAAGAAAAGGATCGATTCAATACTCAAAAATTCCTGAAATACAACATATTGATCTAGATTACTATAGATCGAATCCTACCGAAGTGTGGAAAATTTTAATCAATGGAGATTCAAGTGATGAATAATTTGTTGTTTGTTGTTGCTGTTTTGCCTTTTTTTTTGATGGGAGACATTAAGGGCATAAGAAGTGATGTTCACTTCAAACTATATGATGAATTAATATCAAATTATAAATTTGATACGTCAGATTTTTGGATCAGTGTGGGTAGATCACAAGCATTTAGTGAAGTTCTTTTCATGATAGATTTAGACATTTTAGAAACGGATCCAACATGAAATTATTTTACGTGGGTTTTTTAGTGGGTGCTATCGCCCACAGAACTTATTCTATTTACAAAGTGTTTACGGGTGAACAGTATACAACAAATAACACGATTTACTTGGTACTTTCTTTTTTTATACTATCAATGCTTTTTTATTTGTTAAACAACTATTTTCAAGGAATACCAGACAAATGTTAAAATATATAGTTTGTGGGTGTATCCTAACTAGCTCGTTGACATTGGAAATTAGTGCGGATTTAGAACTGTACAAGCCAACCCCTTTTGAAAGAGCAAATATGAATACCATCATGTCATTATCTACAGAACTTAGAAATGAAAACGATAATATAGACAGAATGGTAGACCTTATGTTACAATTGCAAAGACATTGTGAACTTTATCTTGAGATTGAAATCGATTCAAATGATATGTTTGACAGCGTATTTTATCAGTTAGAACAACAGGGATATAAGTTTCATCCAAACTATTTGAAGATGTTTAAACAAAAGTTGAAAGTTGGAAAGACTAAAGATTTTCTTCTAATAAAAAAAGGTCCGTCACAAGAAACTATTGACAGTTGGACAATTGACCCTACGCGAAAAGTAAAAAAACAGAAAATTAAAGAGTTAAATCCAAAACTAGCTCACGGTATAACTGCATCATTGGCAGGTGGGTTTCTGTCGCTTTTGCCATCCCCACCATTAGTTAAATTAGGCAAAATACTTTTTTGGGCTGGATTAGGATATATAATTGATGGATACTTTTATGATGAAGAAAAAAAATATGATAAGGAAGACAAACATGAAAGATGAAGAAACAAATTTAGAAAAAATGAGTAATATTATTTTTCAAAGTATCATTAGCGCAGATGACAAATTGAAAGGTTTAAGCGTAGAAGCTATGATAAGAATAATTATGTTTATGTTGTTAAAAAACTCATGGACAATAGAAGATGTTAAGTCCAAATTATTTCATCACATAGAAGAGCAATATACGATATTTTATGATTTCTACAAAAAACAGGGTGAAAAAAATGAATAAAGAAACAGTAGAATATATACAACTTGATCTGATAGCACCGACAGAAATTGAGATCCTAGCAAAAAATGTACAGGAAATTAAAGAAAGTTCTGATAAAGTACGTAAGGGAGTTTTTAAACGACAAAGCGAACTTACGAAAAAACTTGAGGCTATAGAATGCCGACTAGATCAAATCGAGAAACAAATGAAGAGAGTCCTGAATGGGTTTGCAGCGATTGCGCAAGAAGAGCCGGAGGAGTTTGGCCATACGGACATATCGCAACATTCCATAAAAACCTTTGTGATGTCTGTAGATGCATCACAATTGTTGCCAGTACCCGAAATTGGACTGGGGCAGACTTTCGGAAAGAGCGCATGAAATAAAAATTACCATTTTCGTATAGCCACGAAAATGGTAATAGCAAAAAAAGAGCACATGAAATGAAAGTATACAAATTTGTAGTTAAAAATTCTACTACTATTATAAACTTACATCAAGTGTGTTCATGTGAATTCTTTGAAAATAAAGTAGTTTTCACATTTTCCAATGAAAACACTGAGACTATATATTTCTCAGATAAAGATATCTCAGAAAAGTTGTGTGAACACTTATTTCAGTATTGGAAAGAACAATAATTTAAGGGTGAGGACTCAAAGCCCCCACCCAAATTATTATGCTAGTGATTTAACGCAGTGGATATTGATAGAGGCAATTGTGATTGGGAAAACTGAACCTGTAATATTTGGGTTCAAGTTAACTGATGAAATTGATGTGTTTCTTAATTTGAGTTCATCACCGACTTTTACTTCTATGATAACGTCGCCAGTGCTATGCGCGGCATCGTCATTTGGTGATTGTGTATAGCCACTATAGATAGAACCTGGTACAAGGGCATTATTCAACCAGAAACCAAAAGACCACGAAGGCACAGGGTTTGAAACTGGATTTGCAACCCTAGCTTGTAATTGCCATGTAATATGATATATACCATGTTTTAAGAATTTAATACCTCCTGAAATGTTCATTTGGCTTAAATCAAATTCTGCTGCTGAAACTGCATTCATCGCATCAAATTTAACGTAATCAACTGCACTTAGGTACGGTTGCACTAATTGAGGAACTGTAGCAAATACATTTGCATACACATCGCAGCAGCAATCATTATTATGATCGCAATCACAATCTTTACCTGGCTCGCCTTTTGGACCTTGTAGACCCTGAGGGCCTTGGATGCCTTGAGGTCCTGCTGCTCCTTGTGAACCAGGGACCCCTTGAATGCCTTGAGGACCTTGTGGGCCCATAGGACCTTGAGGACCTTCTTGGCAGCAATGATTATAATCACGATGCCAATTCATATCATCTTTACACATATAACAACCTCACTTTTATGAGTGGTTTAGGGACTAAACATTTTTGTTGTATGTCGTAATTATGGACCGTCAATCAATATTCGTGTGCCTTCTTAGCCATCTTACGCATAACTTTTGCGCCTTTTTCGGCTTCTACCATTTCAGTTCTGTCATGCTTCTTTTTCAGTTTTGACTTTGTGTGTTTCAGTTCGTCTTTATAGTGAGAAGCGTCATTTTTCAGATCTTTAGACGCCTTTGACATTATCTTCTTATGGGTCATGACTCTATTTTCCTTTAGTTTTTCGTGATTCACTTAATGCTATTGCAATCGCCTGCTTAGGATTCGTCACTTCTGGGCCTGATTTAGATCCAGAATGAAGTTTTCCTTCTTTGAATTCATCCATGACTTTTTTAACTTTCCGCTTTTCTTTACCTTTACCCATTTTATCCTACTTTTTTTTCATATGCTTTAGTGTTTCAGCTAAAACGGCCCTTTTGCGTAGTGTGGGGTTTTTGCTATGTTCAGCTTTTTTTATCTTAGATTCAGGGATTTTTTCACCTTTCTTCACATGTAATGATTCATGAAGTGCGCCTTTTTTCATGTGCATTTTTTGAATGAATTTTTCTTTAGCCATTTTTACCTAGGTGTTGTCAACGTTTGAGAAAGGGAAAACATGTCAATCAAAATTGACCCAGCGGCTATTGTACCTGAAACAAACTCAATGCATGCTGTGGGCGACATACCTGCTGCAGTTGGAATATTTGTAGTAATCGCAGTACCTAATGAAACACCATCCATATTAAATTGTACTGATGTTGCTGCTGCATTAACTACAATTTGAGCGCGATGCCATCCTGTTGTAACGGTTGTTGTGCTATTTGAATTTGTTGGAGTTGATGCAGATGCTGTATTAAAAGTCCACTTACCACTATTAAGATTGTCTGAATATTGTACCCAGCAACCATTTGCTTGAGCTGCTGCAGCAGTATCTCCAATTCCAAAAATTAATTTATACCTATTTGTAGCGTCAGATGCTGTCACAATATTAAAAACCCAGTCTATGGTTAATAGACCACCGCCCAAAAAATAAGCTGTAGCAAAATTACCACCTGAACCTAAGAATAATGGTCTTGTACCAAAAACCATTGATGCATTTCCAATAACGCCTGGATGCCCACTTGTTGCTCCAGTCAGAGTATTAACTTGCCAGCCATTAGCACCAGCAGTTACCCAATTTAAACCACTTTGAATTGCACTTGCTGTTATGATTGCAAAAAAATCATCATATAAATTAATTACAGAACTAGGAGTAAAAGAATTTACTGTAGACCAAGATGGCGGTGCTCCAGTTGTTGCAGTCAATACTTGCCCAGTAGTACCATTCGCTAAAAGTGATGGAACACCAGTATGACTTGTTATCAAAACACCATCATTTGCCGTAGCTAATCCAGTTACTGTGTTAGCAGCGGAGCTGTACAATATTTGATTTATTGTAGTGGTTGAAGGGTAAGAAGCAGTAGAAAAGCTAGGAGCGGCTGCAGCATTGGACTGTAAAACTTGTCCTGTTGTTCCTGGACCTGCTAATATTGAAGGTACCCCAGTGTTACTTGTTACAAGGAGTCCATTGTTTGCCGTGCTTAATCCACCGACAACGTTTGTTGCTGAACTATAAAGAACTTGGCTAACTGTTGTTGTTGCTGGGTAAGTTGCTGTACTAAATTCATTTGCATTTCCTACACCCTGTCCTTGCAAAACTGTTCCTGATGCTGCTGTTTTAATATTGCTTGAACTATTAGTTACCATAAACCCTCATTATGTACATGTTATGTTTCCAACAGATGAAATTACGTTCCAAGTTAGATTTGCCACAATACAAACCATCCTGATACTGTCTCTAGTTGCAGATGAAGATAATGTCCCTGAAGTTACAGTAGTAACAGCGTTTCCAAAAAAAACTTGTTGGTTAGTTGTCCATGAAACTGTCCATCCCAGTGCTGTATTCATTCCAGTAACTTCGATAATGTCACCGACTGCACTTACAGTTGGAAGCGTAAAAGCAATATTACTAGCTCTATTCGCTATGTAACCATGATTCACAGCCATTGCTTGAGTGGCACCAGTAATAACACTCCAAGTTAAACCGCCTCCAATCGATGACACAAAACCATTGGAATCAACAGTAAATTGACCAGAATTGAAATGTGCTACCCCAGATTTGGTTGCGTCCGTTGCTGCTGCTGCTGCTGAATATTGCACTTCAACATTATATGCATTAGCCGCCCTAGAATGAGTTTCAATGACAACAGAATGATTTGCCACAGCAGCACCATTTACCGTAACAACACCTAATGCGGTTGGTACTACAGGATCTGTTCCAGGTGCCGTATTCGCTTGCACGTCAAATGATGCTGTAGGTTGACCTCCAATTGATGCAATTGTTATTGTGTTAGCGGTAGGTGTGACAGAAATTCCGGCGCCAGCTGTAATTGTTGCTGTTCCTAGCTGATCAGTTGCCAAAGGTGCTACCGTAACTACTTTAGCTACTGAACCTACGTTCACGCCATCAATACCGACAATAAAACATCGATTTTGTTGACCATCACCTGTACCTGAAGTTCCTATTCTTATCGTATTTGACTCAGTAATAGTACCTGCGTTACTGATACAAATATTTGATGATTCACTAGTTGTATAATTTGCACCTGCTGATCTACCTACCGCAGTATTAAAAGTGCCAGTTACAACATTTGCTAAAGCCGTCACTCCAATTGCAACGTTAGAACCGGCTGTTGCTGCTCCTGATGTAAAGAAAGCTAATGCACCTCCACCAAAAGCAGCATTATTTTGACTAGTTGTCAAAGATGCTCCTGTGGCTGTTCCGAACAAAGAATTACTAGAGCCTGTTGTAAGAGCTAAACCTGCTTGACGTCCAATCGCAACGTTAGTGTTTCCAGTTGTAATTGCAGCTAATGCATTATTACCCATAGCTGTATTTTGTGAACCGCTTGTTATGGTTTGCATTACATTAATGCCAAGGCCTACGTTTCCTACACCACCTGCTAAAACGGGCAAAGAACTACCTAAAACAATATTAACACCATTAAAATCTTGTAGAAGATTTCCGGCTGAACCAACGAAAGTAACAGTAGCATTAGCAGTTTTTACATTGATATTATTTGCAATAGGAGTGGCAATCCCTGAATTTCCTGTTAGGGTTTCAACAGCGGATCCTCCACCCGCTAAACCAATTGTGATTGTTCCATCACCATTTACTATAGATATTCCAGCGCCTTCAGTAAGTGTATTTAGTCTTACATGAGGAGCAATACTTGATCCAATCCATAGTTGACCATCAAGTTGCATTCTACCGTCTCGAGTAGTTCCATCAAATGAAGCATTATCCGCAAATAAAACACTCTCTTGACCAGTAATATTACTAGTTCCAGCCATTAATTTACCCTCCTATATTCAAGCAGTATATTCCAATTAATGTCTAAACCAGCAACACCCTCAACAACAAAGTTTACAGTATTTAGGCTTGCTTGAATAAATGTATCGCTATCTTCTAATGCAGCTTCTTCGAATTGGTTGGTAAACTCACCACCTATTAATATGGGCGCTTGAAGTGCATTACCAGTTGTCCTATAAGCAACATTAAACTCAAAAGCTGTCCCAGCAGCTCCAACCACAGGAACATTATTACAAAAACCCACAATGTTCCCATAAAAATAAAAAGTACCAGGCAAGTTACTCATGTTAAAAGAGTAAATAATTTGTTCCTGGCTTGTACTATCTGATGTTGTAACTGTTCCAGTTGCTCTATTAGTTAATTCTATGTAGAAATTTTCAGTACCAGGAGGATCGACTGTCGTTCGTATTCCATTATCATTGTTGTCTGTTGTATCTCTAGAAAAAATGTTCTCATTGTTTCCAACTGGTACAGAAACAAGTGCATCGTCAGCAGTGAATTGTGTAGGAATAGAGGGTGTGGAGGTTGCAGTAGGCACATAAATTTGACTCATTCATAACTCCTAGTGTGCATATACAACACTTATTTTTACGAATCCTGTTCCACCTGTTGCTGTGGCATAAAAAGCGGTTCCTACAGGGAAACCACCATTAACAGCTTTACCTTTATTGCCTCTGCAGTCTAAAACAAATGATTCACCTGCAATCATGGTAGAACCTCTTTCTGTACCTGGATAATCAGAAATGAATACAGGTACAGTGGATTGATTCTTGAACAAAATGATGACAGGCTCATGTTCCAAGACGCCTACAAGTTGAGGAGTCCCGCCAACTGTTGGTGGAAATGTCATTGACAACTCAGTTCCCCATGCAAACCTTTGATCGAATGGCTGATCACTCATTTATTCCCTCATAAATTTGTTCTGGGATTTCTTCTGGTATTGGTTCGGCAATAGGATCCGAAGGTTGTTCTTGAACTTTTTTAGCTTCTTCTTGTGCTTTTGCAGAATCTTCAATTTGACCAACCCATTTTAGGCATGCAAACAATGCATCTTTAGCTACATTTGTAGGGCAATTTGAGTCAAAATGAAAGATGGATTCGATTTCATTGATTACAACTTTGAATTGAGTAACGTTTTTAATCATGGGTACCTGTGGATGTATGTAAATGTTTTCTGAATTTTACATATTTGACCATTTTGTTGAAATCAACAAAATGGTCAAATTTATTTAAAAAATAACCTAAACTGGTCGTACGATAAAATAAGCAAATGATGACACATCGGCGGTTTGGGTTGACGCTGGGGTGCCCAGAATCAAACTTGTCACAGTAAAGCTGGCACCATTGCTAATGGTATAGGAATACTCTCCTAAAGTTACAGATCCATTCGAGGCAATCCTCGAAAGGAAAATGAGATCTCCAGTTGCTATATTTGTATTAGCAACAGTTACAGTTCCTAAAACCAAAACAGCAGTACCGCACATATCAGTAGCAGCACCAGCTTTAACTTGTAGACCTTTACCAGTGGTAGCAATTTTCAAATTACCACCGGTAATATTTACATTTCCGCTACCCGAATTTATCGTGGTGGTTGAAGTGGTGTTGGTTGAGCCTAATATTGTCGTTTTAACTGCGGCTCCTGTTGCAATAGACACTGCTGTCGCCGAGGCATCAGTTGAAATTCCTAACGCGCCAACTCCAGAGTTAATGGTTAAAGCTCCACCAGTTGAAGTTATATTTAGTGCTCCAGATCCTGATTGTAGGGTGGTTGTAGAAGTGGTATTAGTTGAGCCTATTATAGTGGTTTTAACTCCAGCTCCTGTAGCAATAGAGACTGCGGTCGCTGCTGCATCTGTAGATATTCCTAAAGCACCAACGCCAGAATTGATGGTTAAAGCTCCACCAGTTGAAGTAATTGCTAATGCTCCTGATCCTGATTGCAAGGTGGTGGAACTTGTCGTATTAGTTGACCCTAAAGTTAACGCCTTAACACCCGCACCAGTTGCTATAGAAACAGTTGTTGCAGCAGCATCAGTGGATATTCCTACGGCTCCAACTCCAGAATTGATTGTCAAAGCTCCACCAGTCGAAGTTAGACTTAATGCACCTGAGCCCGATCGAATAGCTGTTGAACTTGTAGAATTAGTTGAACCAATGGTCAATGTTTTAACAGCGGCTCCAGTTGCAAAGGATACTGTAGTCGCAGATGCATCCGTTGAAAATCCCATTGCCCCAGTACCAGAATTAACCGTCAAAGCTCCACCAGTTGAAGTTATATTTAGTGCTCCAGATCCTGATCGCAAGGTAGTAGAACTTGTCGTGTTGGTTGAACCTAATGTTAAGGCTTTTACACCAGCACCTGTAGCTATATTTACTGTTGTTGCTGCTGCATCTGCTGAAATAGATATCACTCCTGTTCCAGTTGCTAATGTAAATATGCCGTTTGTGGTTGTATAAGTAGTCCCTCCAGTCCCTGTATTTATATTAACAGCAGTTGCGCCAGTAATATTTCCGATAGTTATAATTTTTGCGATTGAAGTACCAATATTAATTGCGCCTGTCCCCGAATCGATCGAAACGGCAGTTGTCGAAGTCACATTTCCTATGGAGACGGTATGGGCAACTGCGTTCGTACCAATATTTATAGATGACCCTGTTCCACCATTTAATGAAACACTAGTAGTTGCTGTACTATTACCAATGGCAATTGCTCTTGTTCCTGCTGTTCCAATATTAATATTTTGTGAAACCGCATCATTTCCTATAGAAATCACTCCAGCAGAAGAATTTAATTCAAGCACTCCAGCAGAATCCAATAGTAATGTGTCTCCTGAAGCTAATGTGATATCCCCCGCTCCAGTTGAAACTAGTGATAGGCCCCCGGTGCCAGATTTAATAGCAACGGAGGTGGCGCCTGTAATATTACCAATTGTTAATGCTCTTGCACCTACGGTTCCTAAATTAACTGCTGCTGTATCATTATCAGTGGCTAAATCTAATGCTGTTCCTGCTGTGTCTATTACAGCCGAAGCGTCAGCAGTGAATAAGCCTGTAGCTTCTAAAGTTGTAAAAACACCAGCAGCAGGACTAGTTCCACCACTTGGAGGAGGAGAAGCAAAAATGGTTGTTATATTCGCTGGAGTAAGAACCGTATTTGCACCTAAAGGTGTCCCATAAGGCGAAACCACGTCAGCATTTGTGGCTAAATAGGAAATACCTTTTGTGACTGTAGTAGCATCAGGCGCTCCAGCAAAAGTAAGAGCATCAGCATAAGCTTTAGTAGCTACAGGTTCGCTGTTATCCGTCAAAAGCACACTCCCGTAAGTTGTTGTCGTTGCAGGGCTAGATCCTGCGGTCGTCCACGTAGAACCGTTGAAAACGTATTCTACAGGTGGGTTTACGCTAATATCAAAATATACAGTTCCTAAAGGACGTTTAAAGTTAGGTGCTGGAGGTCCTTCTCCTTTTAAAGCGGCTGCAGGTACACTTATTAACCCACCAATCCCGTACGCTAGTCCCATCGTAGACTCCTTCTTTTTATAAATTAAAAGTTAATCTTCACAATCCGTCAAAATACTTAACTTGTCAACAGGTTCTTTCTCGCTTTTACCTATTGACATCTATTTCAACCTAATGCTATCATGAAATCATGAACAACAAAGCTTATTACACAATGAGAGAATTCTGCGATGAAACGGGAATTCACTATAATACGGCTTGGCGAATGATTAAATCAGGTCGATTATCTGCTTTTAAGATAGGAGTTTCAGGAAAAACTTCTGATTATAGGATTCCTGCTAGCGAACTAAATAGGCTTGCAGAAGTACATTTAGGTGAAATTGTTGATGAACTTGTTGAAAAAAAAATGGTAAAGGAGAAATCAAAATGAGAGAATTACTTGGAACACTATTTTTAGGCACGCTATTCTTTTTATCTCATCTTTCTGGAAGACAGGAAGCATATAAAGAAAGGGATGAACAAAAAATGAGGGATGATATTGAAGAGATGAAAAGAAAATTTAACGGGTATCGTTAGTCAATTTAGGTTGTGTCTTTTCTCTATTCTTTAATTCTCTGCGGATACGGGCATTGAAAAATTTTAATGTCTGTATCCCTTCTTTAAGATTGTCTTTTTTTTCTGGGCTTTGGGGCAATGACTTTTCCGTTTTCATCTAGTTTTTCCTTTGATATTTTATTTATAATTGGTTGAATGCTATGAAGCAAAGCATACTCATTTGATGCATATCCCCATGTTTTACCTTTATTTTCTTTAGAGTATTTTGGATTTATTTTTACTTCATTATGAAAACCTGCTCCTCTCGAATCTGCTACACCAGGCTTGTATTCTGCTATCCCTGTTTTACCTTGTCCTTTTGGCTGATATGTTCCAAGTGCGATATTCTTATATGTATCCTCATCAAAGTCTAAATACCATGCCCATTTTCCATCGTAGAATTGAGATAACAAAACCCTATTTTCGGGAATGTATACCATGGTTTGAAGCGCAGTAGACTTTAGATTTTCTGGTATACTGTTTATCACTTCACGCACAGCACTTTCTATTTCTGGTGGCTCTGAAGTAATATTAGATGCTTTTTCTTTAAAGGTTTTTCCATCAACATTAATTGTTGCAACACCATTTTTTAAACTTTCAACTTCTCCAATCTTTCCGTTTTTTAAGCTAGCTAATGGTTTAGTTGCTTGAAAAGGTGTTGATGTTGAAAGAGGCGCTGTAGGCTGAATGGAAGGTTGTTGCTGAACTTGTTCATCCTGTTGAATTTCTTCTTTAGGATGATCAGGTTGTTGTTGTAAAGGTTGTGGTCTCTGTTGAGGTTCGATCTTTTGTTCTTGATTCTTAGGCACAATTTGTTGTTGTTGCTTTTCTTTTTCTAAATTTTTTTGAAAAGCAGAAACTTGAGGATTTTCTTTCAAGTATAGAGAATAATCTTTTACAAGTTGCTCAAGACCACCATTTGACTTATCAAAAAGGGCAATTGTTTCTTTTGGTAATGTGGACCTTAACATTAATTCAGTGGTTTTTTCATCGTATCCAGCTCCAACAAGGTTATTAAATCTAGTTTCTTCTCTCAGGTTTTTCACTAAATCAACTGATTTTGTATAACTTGGAGGAGATTGATTAGCTTGTTGAGAAGGGACTTGTGCTTGATTAGATTGAATGGGCTGTTGTGGTGCAATAGGAGGGCCTTGTTGAGGCTGTTGTGAATTTGTATATGGTGTTATAAGTGGTTTTTGATGACCTATTAATTTTGGATTATATGGTATTAATTTCTGATCATACCCAATCTGTTTATTATCTTGTGCAATCGTTTTGTAAGGCAATCCTTTTTTTGAAGCTTTTTGACCAGGCATTAATATTTCATCGGGTCTAATGGCCTTGTTTTTCTGAATAAGTGCATACATACCAGCACCCACAGCTGCCAAAGTTCCTGTTGCTGCAAGAGTTTTTAACAGTGCTTTCTTTTTGTTTTTTTGGTCATTGTTTAATATCCTTTCATATGAGGTCAAAAACATGTCTGGGTCATAGTTTTTTTTATCTCTATTTGAAGCTATCCGACTTAATATTTGTTCTGCTGTATACCCGTAATAGTATGCATTTGTTATAGCGGTTCCATATTTTGGAGTGGCTTTTGCTATACTGTTAAGTATAGTCCTAGCGGAATATCCTCTACCAATAGCTGAAAATAAAGCAGATGCCATTATAAGCCTCTAGTTCTAAAAAATCTTGAAATATGACCTAAAAAACTGATTGGAGGTTCATTCATTTGAGAATAGTGGTCAAATTGCTCATCAGTCATCTTTAATTTTCCTTCATCAACTGCCTTATCTAGGGCATCTTTGTAAGCTCTCCAGTTAACACCTTTAGATTCAAGTGCTTTTCTAACCAAAACTATATTTGAGGATGGATCACTTGAAAAAATATCGTCAACTGTTTGGTCTATAAGTTCTTTTTCTTGAGGGGTATATGTCCTGTTTGACATTTCGTTAAATGATGATGCTAAAGATGCTGATCCCATACCTGTAGGAGTGACTCTACCCTTTTTATTTATTGAAGGCATTTGAGCAATAACTTTATTGGAATATTCTGATAAACCTGAGACTAAGTCTTCTCTTTCCTCAAGATCATATCCTTTTTCACTAAGTATCTCTCTCTGAACGTTAGGAAAAGCCGCTAAAGGTTTAAGTAGATTCTTTATATTTGATTTATCTTTTTTTTCACCCCTAGGTGATGGAATTGATCGGGATACTCTAGCTACATTTGTTTTGTATTCTCGTATATTCTTTTCAATTGCATTATCCAATTCAGCAGGCGAATCCACAACCTCACCTAGTTTCTCAGCTTCTTTACCAAAATGTGTAAATACTTCTGGGTCTGCCGTTTGAATAGAGTTCATAGCTCTTGTTTGGCCTATGGCATTAAGTTCACTTTTTTTTTGTGCTATTGCTTGATCTTCCGATCTAACCATATTATTTTGATTGATTAAATCTTGTCTTTTTTGCAAAGCAATATCAATTCCTTCCTGATCTGGAAGATTATTTTCTCTTGCAATAGCAACGCCTAATTGCTCTACTTCCTCTACTGATGGAACAGGTCTTAATTCATTTGGAACTGTTCTTTGAGGAATTAAACCAGTTTTTTTAGGGACTTCTTCAAAAGGTTGATTTTCATCACTTTTCGCATTCATATTTAGGAAAGAAGGAGCGTTCTTCTTATACTCACCTGGTTCAGACACTGACTCTTTCCCAAATGATTGTCCTGAATTTATATCGGGTCTTCGTCCTGCTTTTAATTTTGCATTATATTTTTGATCTTGCAATAATCCTTCGTAGGCTAAAGCTGCGGCTCGTTTATATCCTTTACCCTTTAATGCAGTAAGGTCATGCCCTTTAGATTTTAAATATTCCTTTTCTAATTTTTCATCTTCTATATCCTCAAGTTTATTGAAAAATCCAGTAATACTTCCAGCAAGTTTCTGTCCCTGTTCTCTACGTCTTGCATATCTATCAACTGGTGGTCCTAATGTTGGTCCCATAAATCCCCTTAATTAAAAATCTAACATGCCGCCTAAGCTACTACCAACCCCAGCACCTGCAGACATCGATTGAGGATTCCATCCGCTAAAATAGCCTCCTGCTAATCCACCTACTGCTGCACCTGCTGGAGCACCATAACCCCCAGCAATTCCACCTTTATCACCTTTTGCAGCATATCCAGAAGTATAAGGACTATTTTGAAGAAGTTGCTGACTCAATCCCATAAGATCCATTATCGATTGGCGTTGCAAATTCTGTCTATTAGATCGTAATTGACTAGCAAAGTCTTGAGCAGCTGCCGAAGATGTATTTTGGAATCCACTTGATCGCCTGGACCCTATGCCTTGACCACTAAATTTAGAAGCTATATTCCCTTGCAATTGGTTAAATTGCCTAAGTGCAGGGGCTTCATTTTGAGCGAATGCTTCTTCATCACCCATTGCTAGCTTAGATGTTTGACCTTCAGTGTCAACTAAACCAAAGAGCTGATTGTATAGCTCCATTTGAGCAGGGGTATAATTCAAGCTTCGATATTTTTTATAGCCAGATGGCCGCTGTTCAGGTAGATATTGGCTTGAGTAGTTCTTAGGCAAACCCATGTTAGACAAAGAGTAGCTTTTATCTACTTTATTCCTAGCATGCTCTTTAGCTACTTTTCGCATCTCTTTGGATGTCACATAATTTTCAGGGATAGAAGTATCTACACTTTCCATCATGCCCATTAATGATGAACTTTTAGCCATATAGCTCTCCTTTTTCCCTATTATACGTTAGAAATCCATTCCAAAACAACTACACCCGAAGCCAAAACTAGAGGGGCAGAATTATCGATAAACACAATGTCTGTTGGTGTCACATAAAAGGTAAGTTGACCCGCTATACCTGTACTGCTTGTATTTATCAGCCCATACCAATTTGTGCCATCAGTCCATTCCCCATAACAATGTGTAAACCTAGATATAAAACCCACGTTGATTCCATGAGGTATATTTGCTGTTGTTGTGAAATAATATATCTGTCGGAATCCTTGCTGTTTCTTTGCTTTATCATAAAACCACTGTTCACCTGTTGGTGAAGGCTTATTTGATGTAAATATCCCTATAGTACGCATGTTAACAACATTAGCAGTGTCTATATACGACTTATCCAACTCAATTGACAAATCTCTAAGAGTTTCAGGAAAGCTCCTAGATGTTATTAGGAATGGGGTTTGGTTGAATACATTACCTGACATATCACCTACGCTAATAATTGTGATGGATAGACATCTAAAATGAATCCATGCAATTCAATTTCTACAAACTGATTACTAAAATTCGTATCTCGCATTTGCTCATCTGACATGGTGAAACCTAGCTGAACAGTATCTCCTAATAGACTAGTACTTATCCGATGCCAAATCTGCTCTTGACCTGTAGTGCCTGTTTCAGGTGTTGCAGTACCTCCAGATATATATGGCGTATATTTTCTAGAATCCACAGCTATTGTAAAGCTAAAACCATTTGATGAAATCACTGTGAAAGATTGATCGTTTAATTCAGTAGTTCCTACAATGTTTTGTATTAAAACCTCTGTCCCTGCTACAAAAACATTGTTTGGAGAAGTGACAATTTGAGTTGTAATACCTCTATTGACACCCACTATAGTCGCTTGCTGAGCAAATGAATTCACTGCATTAACAATCATCTGCAAGTTTGTATTTGCGGGTGTTAAACCTAAATTTGTGCTCTCTGGACATGTGTAAAGAACAGTTGAATATATTAACGAACTATTTTTTGGAATACGAGAATTATATGCAAATGCAGAATTTTGGCTCAAAAATATAAGAAGTTGTATTTGACCCATTGGAGTTGTAGAAAGTAAATATTTCTGTGCTCCTATTCTAGTTTTACGTCCAATGCCCCACGAAACAGGAAACTGTTTAGTCTGAATATATGGTACATACATCCTTTTTATTAGACCCTTTCCTCGATAGGTTCCTACAGGAACTTGAGGATTCAATCTGAATCCATTTTCTGTGGGTGATTGAACTGAAAATATCTGTCCATTAACCGAAGGAGCTATAGTACCAATTGCTCCGCTAATAACGATATAATCGTTTTCATCCAATGCATGTCCAGGAACATAAACTTGCTCAACTGGTGTTACTTTACCACTAATGGGAACATACGGAGTAAATAAAGTTCCATCTACATCTATAGATATCTGGTTAGTTGTAGCATTTACAATTGTGTAAGTATTTCCATTAAGTTCTGTGGTACCTAAAACTCCACTTATAGTTACCTGCTGACCAATTGCAAGACTATTCAAAGTGTTTATCCTAACTGGATTCGTTGTAAAAATGTCTGTTATATTCGATGGAAATGCTATGGAATTGATCGCAAGTGAATTAGCTTCATTCGTTCCATCATCTCTTAAAATAACAAAACCTTGCTGATTTCCTGCAATCACTTCAGGAGCAAAAAGAGTGGATGAACCAGCATTCCAAGGAGCCGTCCAACTACTCCAAGTAGGATATGTATCACCTACGTTTGACCAAATAAATCCAGTCTGTTTGCGAAATTGGCCATAAGTTGTATAAGATTCATTGAATATAGCCCATGAATCGTCACGATAGTTATATTGGAGTGTCTGATTAGGAAAAATGTAGGTCTTTTCGTTATCTCTATATGTAAAATAGATCCATTCGTTTAAATAGTCTCTCTGAGCTGTAAATCTTTCAGCCCCATTATTTGTTAAACTTATTTCAAAGTTTTGGTCTAAAATGTCAATATCGATTCTTTTCGTTTCTCTTTGGCTACTAGCTATAAAACCTCTATCTCCCCGGCTAATAACCGAATCGCCCATATTGATTCCAGAAAATGTGCTTGATGTAGTTAGTTCTGAATCTATAGCATAAAAAGTAAAAGGTAAAATGTCATTGCCGGTGTAAACAAATCTCATTTGGTTTACAGTAGAACCCATAATCATAACGTCTTCATTAGATAGGCACGTCAATATAGGGTTGTCTATGCCAGCGGTTATAAATCCTCCAAAACCTGTTTGATCTTCCCAATATGCATTAGGTGTTGCTGTTTGATTGTCTGGAACTAATAATTCATTGAATACTGTTGTTGAAAGAGTCGGATCACCTGTGAATGATGCTGTATAATATGGCGTCCCGTTTTGCGAATAAATGACTGTATCAGCTAAATATATCGGATTGCCAATAGATGATTGGATTACAGGCCCTACGAATAAAAGTCTGTCTTTAAATGATTGTATTACTCTTGCACCTACCAAGTAGTATTGTTGAGGAGGTGTGTCCGCAATAGAGAATGGAGCCACACTGAGAGGTGGCATAAAGTTTACCCATCCAAAACCTCGAGTAAAAACAGGTGTAGTCGGATTCCCATTTGTAGGATCCCCATCAAACCATTTGATTACGTCTTTAGTTGTATCTGACATGTTTGTTAGATACTGCACAATTCCTGGTGTATAAGGTCCTGCTCCTAGTGTTGCATCAGGCAAAGTAATAATTACTGTATTAGGTGAACCACCTGAAGCAGTGGTCACATAACCAGTCTGAAAGTTTAGAGTAATCGCATTTGCCCCAGTCCATTCATTGAAAAATACAAAATCACCAACAACCAAAGGAGAATTTACAATGTCTAATGTTATTGTTGTTGCTGTGTTTGCTGTATAAGTAATAGATGAAGCAGGTGCAAATTGCATGCCAATATTTAATACACTGAATGGAACGTTGATCCCATTTGTAGCCCATAAAGCCCCTTGATAATTTATTGTCCAAAATTGCTGATAATTTTGACCATTCCATCGAGTAGCTGTAGGAAATGTTTTGGGGACATACCCGGGAAGAAGAGGAGAAGCATCTGGATTTTTGTAAAAGCTTACATCATAAGGGGAATATGGGAAAAAATTAGGTATTATATAAGAATATACCGTATCAAATGCCATTGTGCGGGGAAAGTCAGAGATATCTTCCTTTAGGTCTTCGAGACCCATTACAGGGAGACTTGGGTAATAGATAAAATGTGCACTTACAGAATGTCCAAAAGAGCCAGCACTTAAATTAAATGCACCTGAAGCATAATTAATGTCCCCTGTTCCTCCCATATTTCCTACAAGAACACCATCCAAGGTAGGATCTGTATAAACTTCACCTGTGGTTGTATCTGTTATAGATATTGAACCAGGAAGAATACTCGCTCCATCCTCCAATCCAAAGCCAGACAATAAATTAGCACGTCCTGTTGCACTTATTGCAATGGTTGCTATAGATCCATATGATGATACAGTAGAATCAAAATATCTAGTTAACCTGTTGAGTAAAGATGTTCCTCTTTTCCTTCGGATTCTTCCCCGCCATTGATACGCATTTATCAATGTAGGGAATGAGTCATCATCAATGACAAAAGGTTCCCTATCTGTACGCAAACCTCTATTTACTGGACCAACAATGATTTGATCTACCATATTAATTGCCTACCGCCCACCAATAAAACCCTTGGTATTTAGGTCCTGTTAAAACTGTTGCTGTAAAATAAGCTCTCCATGCAAATTGCAATCTTGTAAAATTTGCGGGGAAATTATCAAAAGCTATCATGCATCCATATGTAGGTATACCAAGTGTAGGTGGTGGAGCAGGTGGCACTGGGTCATTTGTAAAAAATGGGCTAGCATATAAAGACCAACAATTATTTGGAAAAGGTATGCAAACTAAATCGCCAACATTTCTAGTCTGAAAACTTATTGTTCCATTACTTCCTATGGCCAATTCTGTATTAACTGTTCCCCACATTACAACATTTCCACCAATAAATTGGTAACCTTGTATAGCTGCCGCATCTCCTGTTAATTGAGAAATTCCACCTAATCCAGTAATTGCCATTAATTGCGAATCTGTGTTCAGTGGAACTAAAGTTCTTGTAGTTACATTAGCCGTAAAAACTTGATTTACACCTGCTACTGTTGGAGGAAAATTTACATCTGTATAACCTCCGCCACCAGTTGTAGTTCTTGTTGTTGGTGTTCCACCAATTGATGTATTCGGATCTTGATGTATAACTGTATGATACCCACCTTCATTATCTTGAAAACCATGATGATCAACTGTAACCCATGTATCAACTGAATTTGTATTTGTTTGCATATCAGGTTGATCAACCGATGGATTGTGGGTGGCGAAAGGTATATCTCTATTATAATTTAAATTCAAATTGTACCTCCGCTAAAGTTTGTGTTTCCATACATTCCACGATCTAAACCTTGACTATATATTGTTTCTGTTCTTGTTGCTGTCCATTGCCTTTGGCTACGCTTCCATACTAAAATTTCTTGTTCTCTAAATAATGGTTCATAAAAGTTAAATTGGTCCACGTCTCCAGTATCAGAAAGTATTTTTCTTGCAGCACCGCGTGCTATATACTCTGACATGTATCCATATTTTACTGCTTCATTGTCTCTTAAGTAGGCCGCAGGTGTTAAATAAGCATCACATTCAACCAAATATTGCTTATCGGGAACATTTCTTAAAGTTATAACGTTATCATAAAATAACATCGCCCTTGGCAACCCAGATTGAAAATAATAACAATTAACATTTATTGCATTTCCAGGAGGTATGACTTGAGGAAAAGTTACATTGATGTGACCTGTTAAATAATTTATTGTGTTAAGTGTTGTTCTATAACCATTTGATAATGATGGGTTTTCTGAAGGTCCAGTCCCTGGATATTGTCCTTGTTTTATTAAACAACCATAGTTTTGATTAAATTGAAGAAATTGTCCTGAGTCTGTTACAATTATATTTGCTCCATCAGCACCTATTGTTGTAATAAATACTTTAGGCTCTACACTTGAAGTTGGTACATCGAAGACAGTTGAACCACTTCCTGATGGTATGGTGGGAGGATCTCGAACTGCACCTCCAGACACAAGATTTTGAAGACCCGAGGGATCTATATGACCTCGTAAAAGCATATTAAAAGGAGGATTTTGTGGAGGTGTAGGTGAAATAATAGGGATCTGAATATCATATCTTTGATTTATTCCATCTCCAAATGCTATAGCTTGGTTTTGTTGAACAATATTTGGCCATATATTAAAGAATGAATTTTTTTGTGTATGAAGAGGTACATTTATTCCATTAATATACGCAGGACCGACCAAACCTTGATATACTGGGTAATTATATATCAATCCTGGATTTGCAAACGGATCTTCAACCTGGAAATTGTAGAAAGGCATGTTATATTGATCTACACCAGGCGTTGTGATAAACTGATATTTTTTTTTCAGGTCAAAAAGCTGTATACGTGCATCAACATCATTGATCCAAAATCTATTTATGTAATCTATCAATAACCCATCTGTAATACTAGAATTAGACGGGGTTTTTAAAATCCGTCTAATATAAGTAATTATGTCGCTAAGTATGTCCATCTAACCTCAAAAGTTTGCTGCACCCATAAAGACTGATCTTTTGCTACTTACTGGTAAAGCATCAAGCCTTTGTAGTGTTGTATCGGCTACCATTGTTCCATAATATTGACCAGCATGGTCAGAACCTGCTTGAGTGCCTTGCTGCATGACTAACCTATGGTAATAACATCTTTTGATTTGTTCGGCTAGGTATCTTGGACCCCAAACGGGCTTATTCACAGGAACTTTCCAAAACTCTGCAGGCATACCACCAAAAGGCCGAGTCCATAATTCTATTGTCTCACCAATGATCTCTTTGTTTTCAGCGATGAACTGCACATATTCTTTCTGAAAATTGTACTCTGAGCGATATGCTTCATTAAATTTATCCTGGCATCCAATTGAGGTATGAGGTTTTAGATAGATATCTGTTTTCTTATCGATTTCACGACCTGTCAGCTTCGTTTGTTGTTCTAGTTCTTGTTTAGGTGCTTGATTCATTCGATCAAGAGTTAAACTTTCTACATTTTCCTTAAATGCTTCAAATTGACTTTCTACATTAGCTAACTCTTTTTCTGATGCTGAATTTACATTTGGTATCTTTGCCATGTTAACCTATTGTGGTGAAACGTTTCTGAATGAACCAGGAATATATGTTAATGTATCCATATTTCCGTCGTTGTTTACCGCACCAGATCTAATATCGCCTATAGCTACAATTTGAGCCTGAGCATATCCTTGTCTAATGGGTATTGTTGGTGTAAATGCAATGAAAGCATCTACATTTACCAATGAATTAATATTGGTTCTAACTCTATTGGTTGCTGGAATTCCTATAACCAATCCAGTCACTTCATTCAGTTGATATGATCCATATTCATTTGGTATTAACAAACGAATTTCTTGACCGATTTGATAATCCATATCTGTTGTGGTAGTAATTGTCGTCGTTGATCCCAATCCAATAGCAGATATTACAAACCTTCGCGGTATGTAATACTCAGCATGTATAGATACATTTTGATATGGTGGAATTGGATAGGAAATCACAGTTCCACTTTCTGCAGGTATAGACATATTATTCCTTAAAGGGAGGGTTTTACCCCTCCCAGATGCAACACAAATTATTAACTAGGAACGCTCATGTCATGAAGAAAAGCTCTCCAATAAATTACGTCATCCGCTGCTCCAACTAATCTAGCTGTAGTTAATACAGTTCCTGCCCCTGTTCCTATGATGAATCCTTGTGAAGTATTATTAACGTAAGCACCACGAATGGCGGGTCCATTAATTGTATCCACATGTACAGATCCAATTGGCTGAAAATGTGGAGGAGGATATAAAGCTGATCCAGCGGTTATTGTCGTTCCACCTGTATTTACATCACCGACAGCAACAATTTGAGCATAAGATAATCCTGGGACTATCAACGGATCAATATTGCTATTGAATGCTGTCATGGCTGAAGAGTCAATATTTACAACTACAGTCCTGTAATTGGTTACAGCTACAACATACCCATAAACAGGTGATCCAGGCACTAAAGTATTAGGCAAAGAATTAAGCTCAACAGTTCCCCATTGTGAAGGAATCCTGAATGCGACTTCTTGACCTGCTCTAAGATTATGTGCACTTGAAGTAGTTACAGTAGTTGTAGTACCTAAAGTAATATTGCTAATGATTGATGTGCCAGGAAAATAAATATATGGATAAAGAACTTTTTTAGCTCTTGGTGTACCTGTTGCAGCTCCACTTATTACGGTGTAGTTACTCTGATTTGTATTCCATGGCACAGTGAATGCAGTAGTACTTACTACAGTTGCAACCGTTAAAGGAATCCCATCAATTTGTGGCATCCCTGTTGATGATGTCTCATATAGACCTTCTAAAATTACAACATCCCCTGCAGATAAATTGTGAGGAGTACTTGTGGTAACTTGAGCAGAAGATGCCTTTGTAACATCTGTTACTGTTAACGTTGGTCCATATTGCAACAACTGTCCCGCTGAAAACGTACTAATACCACCACTAGTTACAGTGTCATATATAAGAGCTGGAGTTGCATTGTACCCTTGAACAACTGCAAACCCTTGACCCATATTTACATCCCAAGAAGCAGACACAATATTTTGTGAAGTGGCTGCTGTATTGGCTGCAGTATAGTTAATAAATTCAACATAATCAGGCTTAAATGGTATCTGAACGATTTGGGCACTTGATGGGTTTCCTGATACCGTGAAAAAACCCTTTGCCATTCTTGAATATTCAGTCATTTTACACCCCCAGCGCTGATGAACGTGTTGAAAGAAGATTCCGAATAGCTGTATCCTGCGTCAATGCTTGGGCTTGAGCAAACTTAACTGCAAGAGTAGCGTTCTGTGCTAGCATACCAGAGTAATAAGGATCACGATAAATCAAGTTCATGGAATAACCATCTTGATTGATATGCGTGATAGCCTGTTTACCTAATACAGTATTGTAATAAACGTCTGCAAGATTACCACTCGGATCAATTGCAGCATTTCTTGCTACAGGTGCTTCCGAACTAGTAAGAATACGGATGTTAAATACGTTACCATATTCACTTGGCAATGCACTTGTATTATTTGGATAATTCCACTGATTAAGAAAACCAGAACCAGTTAAACTGTCGAAATCAGATTGCAACTCAGTAGATGATAGCATAAAGTAAGATGATCGTACTGGGCCGCTACCAAAACGTAGTTCGCCCAATATACCGCTCATAAACTTATAAGCATTATTAGTATCAAGTGTAGTTGCAACTAAGCTAAAATCAGTTACACCAAGTGGTGTTGGATTAAAAGAACCACCACCACCACCTGCGTTTATCTGGCTTGCTGCGGATACAATATAGTCCCGCAAGATCAACAATCTGTTACCCCACCTTTCGGTGTGGATAGGTCATTTCTGCCTATCTCAAGCCCTTTCGTCGGCTTGTTCGGACTGTCGCATATCCTTTACAGGATCCCTTTCACTCAGTCTCTCAGGCTGTAATTTAACAATTTGATTCCACAACTTTTGGGAACAGTAGATTACATCCTCTTGCATACAAGTTTGCAATGCGTCTGTATAATCTCTCATTGTGTCACATATATGTTTCATCACTTGCCCCTTGTCGGCATATCATTTTAATGACTTAGCCTTCCAAGTCAATCAGAAAAGGTTTATCGAGGACTTAATCTCAATCCTCGGCTTGACGCATAGCAACAGCTAATCTTTCTGATACCCAGGCGAGAACGCCCTCCTGATCTTGCAAAATTACCTGTTCGTTGATTCAAAATAAGTTTATGCTGCGATCAAGCATGCTGCACAATCAAAAATGCAGCCTGTCCCAAAAAACGCCATTTGCGCATCAATAATATCTCTTTGTGGCACTTGAGCTGGAGGATCAATGCCAGAGTTCCCCAACTGTACAGTTGGTGGTTGTAATGCGCGTGGTCGCATAAAGCGACAAGTAGTACCACCATTAGCTGGCATACTAACCTTATCGCAAACAGTAATGTAATTCATTGTTGGAGTCGGCACATAGAGCATTGCAGGTGCTAAGCTCTGCAATATCATTGGTCCGAGATTTCCAGTCGTAGTAATCGACATAAAACCTCATCGGTTTAATGTGAGTATACGTATGTTGATCGGTTGACGAACCTAACTTACGTCAGTTTTCAATCACACAAAGGTTGCGAAGCCTCTAACGCGATGTTCGTAACGCAGAACTGCGAATCTTTATTGTATCAACTTATTCTTTATTGTCAAAGTCTTAGTCTAGATTGGAGTTTTTTCTTAAGCTTATTTTTAACCACTTAGGCAAAAGTTTCCATAGAGTTCAGAGAAATGCTTCACGGAAAACCTCCATTCTTTTCTGGCCATCCTCTATCTGGAAGATGGCTAGGGCCTTCCGCGTCTTCACGCTTGCCTTTTAAATGAAACCTGTAAACAAATTCTACCTGATATTCATCCTGTTCCATTTCGAAAGATAAGTCGTTAGTTTGAACTTGATTTATGTACCTATTTTCCATATGTTACATTTTCCCCCTACATTTTGAACACACATATGTTGATGCTAATTCAATGTATTGACGGAGAATAATATCTTCCATTTCTTTCATTTTCTCTCTCATCTCATCAAATGACACCTCTTTATTATCATTATCAAGAATCTTCATCTCTGTTTTCATAATCTCAACCGCGATTGAAGTTCTTTCATTTTTTCGTAAGCTTGTTTTTGACCATCCGGAGAAAAGTTAGCTTGAGAGCTATAAGGTGACATCCCTACTCCACTTGGTTGGTAGTATGGTGCACGTCTATTTGCATCTACTTTTTCTTGAATTGATTGTTGTTTTTGTTCAGGCTTATCTATCCCAAGCTCTTTGATCGTCTGATATACAAGCTTTTGCCTATCAAACCCAGCTGGCATTTTCAATAAATTGTCAGCTAATTTTGGGTGTTTTTCTGCAAACACTTCTGCCTTTTCTAAAACTTCATAAAAATCAGAATGACTTTCTAAAAACAACTCTTGCTTCAATTCTTCTTTTGCTAACTCTTTAGCTTGTTGCATGGCAGATTTAATTTCAGATTGTGTATTTTTACCAAACTTATTTAACTTTTTTTCTAATTTTTTATGATCAACGTATGGTTCAGGATCATCTTCTTGCTCTTCAACTTCATCAACTTGTTTTGACTGTGACATTTCATGAACTCTACGTTCTAACTCCTCACGCCTTGCACGTTCCAATGCCACTTCTTGCTGATATTTTGCTTCTAACTTTCGGAAATTTAATTCTTTATCGGATATTTGTGGCGTTTCTGCTTGAACTGGTGCTTGGTTATCTGTCATATTATATATGGCTCCGTATATGGGTTTGAACTATATTTATCTCAAAATAGGGTTTTAAGGCAAGCATGATTAAAATAAATCCTCTAGATGCCCATGATCGACTACAACATTTTACAAAACAAGAATTTTCAATCTCTGAATGCTGTCAGGATTTGATTAATCAAAGACCATTTGGAAACTATCCGTTTTACATATGGGCACATGCTAGGACTGACGAAAATATCAATATTAAACGATTGATATGGCAGCCTAGATTAACAAGGCCTAAACCGCAAACCAACTCAATGTTGTTTAAAGCATATCCTGGTACAGATAGAATTAATGTTATCTGGATAATACCAGCAAGAGAGTTGTGGGCTCAATATGAGAAAGGAAAAGTCACAGAAAATGAATTAGTTTGGAATAGTATTCAACATTTTCAAAACAATAGAGAATGGTTAGAACAAAATGAAGAAGATGACTTCTCGGATGAAAAAATAAATGAAATCTACAAAGAATTGGCATGTGAAGCTAAAAGAAAAAAAGTGATGGATAAATTATGGAAAAAAAATTTATAAGAAAACCACTTAGACAATACACAGATCTAGAACTAAGAGAACTTTTAGAAATGAATGAATCGATTGAGTTACCAACTCTTGCAGGGATTTGTTCTGAAGTGTTAAGAAGAATCATGCCAAAGATCGAGGGGGAGTCTTCAATTTAGACTTAGAGACAGCGCTAGCATTTACGTAATCCTCTCTCATTCTCCCTACTTTTTGCTTTATGCCAGTACCATAGTTATCACCCATCCCAAGACCTTCAAAGTCACAATGAGAGTCTCCAGTCGAGCGTTTTGATTTAGATCCATTTCTTTTCATCCTAAATCATCATCTTGCATAGTATTTACACGAGTATTAGGTAAGCATGGAACTTGGACTTTTGGATTGCCTTCATGGCCTACTGGCTGCCTCATTGCTACTCCATAATGCGTACCTGCATTGATAAAGTTAGATGATCTCTGATCATATTGAGGACAACTAAAATCCCATGGGCTAGCAAAGCTATTTACAGGCATGCTTTTCTTGTTCTGATCCTGTATCCTATCGCGATCAGAAAAACCAGATTCAGCCTGAGATTGTTTAAGCGATGCTCTATTTGATTCTTTAGCAGTATTTTTATATGGCTGGACTGTTTTTGTGCTTTTCATATGTACCTTTATAAAATAAAGTGGTAGGCTCTTCCCCTACGTCCTCTAGGCCGTCACCTAGCGCTTTGATTATGTTTGCAAGGGCTAGCTTCTTGCAACTCCAAACTACACCTTAAAATTAATTTCTATAACCGGGCTGTTTCATTGGTCTGGACTTCGCTTGCTTTACAGATTCTACTTGAGTCGCTTTAATAGCTTCTGTTGTATCTTCGTACTTCATAAGCTTACCAGCACCTTCAGCAGAAGATTCATTTTTAACTTTATGAGGACCATCTGGAAAAACAGAAGATTTACCTTTTCCACCTGCCCAGAAAGAATGATCATCAATTCTAGTTCCACCTGACATATTTACTCCTATGACCTGAATGGTCCTTTTACTTTAATTATACTTTTACATAGATAATATGCAAGCTACATCGCTTGCGCTTGTGGTTCCATTTGTTGTTGCTGTTGTTGATTTGGATGCATAGGTTTACTTGCCATGATTTGAGTCATGAATCTCTTACCAGCTTCTTGTTCTTCAACATATTTCCGTGCTATTTTTTCTTGCTCTTCTTCGTCGTTTTTGATGTAACCAACCTCTTGAGATTTAAGTAGAGTTTCTAATTCACCAAATGACTGAATAGTTTCAAGAAGCTTTGAGAGAGCTTCTACCTTGTCTTTTGTTGCTGTAGCATGGTTACGAGATATCATTGACATGCGCTCTTCAAACAATCCCACGTTGCTTTCGCTTCTAGCATCACGCTCACGGGCTTGTGACAACTGATTATGGATTTGTGCCATAAGTTGTTTGATTTTCATTTCTTCAACAGTATGCTGGATATTCTGTGCCTCTGCTTGAGCTGCTTGCGCTTGTTGCTCTTGTTGCTGAAGGAATGGTATAATCTCACCCTTCCCAGTGATATTTAGCTTAGGTATGATCATGGAAGGTGGAAAAACCTCCCTACCGAATCTATCATTAATTTCCATCATTTGTTGTGCTTGAAGGTTCTGTTGTGTAGGTGTCAAGTCTGTTTCTTCAACAGCAGTATGAAATTTGCTAAAAATCTTGCTATAGAAAAATGGGGATGGATCTTCACCGATCATTTGTTGAACCTTCTCGGCATTCCAATTATTTTGCATGATCTGAAGCATTTTATCACCCACAAGCTTTAGGCTATAGTCCCATTGATCAAAGTATTTTTGGAATACCATCAAGTTAGCAGCCATTTTGTGTAACAATGTGAGTGTGCTTAACTGTTTATCATTCTGTCCAGCCCAGTTTTCTAAGTTAATTCCTGCTGTTTTCCATATCAGATCATCCATCTGTTGAGCTAGCTCAAGGTCGCTCTGAGGCACTGCTGAAGGTATTAGTTTTTCGCAATCCATCATGTCATATCCCTCATTGATGATTACATCCCATCCTTGCCCACTTTTCTTCAAATTATCTTCATTTGCTACGGCCCCAACTTTTCGCTTCCATCCTGCGTTAATAGTAGCAGAAACAATATCGTTATTAGTAATGACCTTATAATTGAAAAGAAACTGTGGATCTCGCATAGTTCGTATAAGTGATCTAACACGAAGATCATAATAATTAATATGCGGTTCGTAGTTCCAGTAAACTGGTACCATCGGCGCTCCATAATCCCCCAATGGGTTGTCACCTAAAAACATTAACTGTTCGTTAAGCACAACGGCGAGTTTCCAACAGGGTACTTCCACAGTGACCGCTTGCAAATCCGGAATACTTTGCAAGATTGATACCATTTGCTCATCGCCTCCGGCGAAGTCAAAAAACTGCTTTCTCTTGTCGCTGTAAAGCCTTTTCTTCTTTTTTTTCCATTTGTACCACACATAAGATAAGACCATAAGGTCATTCCGCGCCATGTTATAATTCTCTGGCAAAAAGTAAAATGATCCGTATCTTTGAGGAGTACCTGCCATGGGTGCAATATTCTCAAGCTTTTCGGGAAATCGTTCCTCTGCTTCCTTTTTAGAAATATATTCCTGGCACCATATGAATTGGGCATCTGACATGTCAGGTTCACGAAAGTAAGGATCGACCAAGAATGCATTATACTCCCAGATTTTAAGTTTCAATTCTCCTTGAGCATTGTCGTCACCAGAAAAATCAAGATAAGGCTGTAACATGACCATGCCAGACACGGCGGCCAGTTCGCATGCTTTACTAAACTGCTCGTGGATAGCCCCACGAGTACACACACTAGTGACAAGCTTAGTATACTGATCAGTCGTTTGAGCATCGCTACCGTCTATTGCTTGGTACATGATCGCTTTACGGTGTTGCCGTTGATAGCCTGTGATCATGTTGACCGGTTGTTGACAAAGATTGAAGTAGTATTGTTGATAACTTGTCTGGGGGGCGAAATTGAAATACCGATTCACAAAGGTCTGTGAGCCTGCATAGAAAAGTGTATCTATGTTGCTCTGGTTCCATCTTGACTGTTCGATAGGTTGAAACTTCCCGTACAAGTTGTCAAGCCATTGACGTATATTTCCTTGATTTGGCTCTAATGAGTTTTGCCATGGGGGTAGTGTATAGCTCAAGAGTCCTCCTATATGCTAAAATTCACTTTAACACAATAGGAATATATGTGCTTACTATTTGAAAGAACACACCGAAGCGATCAGGAGTCGCCTTTCGCCCCGTCGGGCTAGGTGTGTTGTGATTTTATTTATTTTTCAGCAAATCAATAAACATCTCATAAAGCTTGTCTATCCTAGCGCTTTGCGTTTGCATATCTTTTCGTATTTCCTTTACATCGCTGTGGATGTAGAAAATACCTCCGATAAGTGTTGCTATGATTGATAAAACTTGTATCCAGTCCACTAGTCTTTTCTCAACTTAAAATTAATCTCAATATCCTCAAAATTTTTAGCAAAAGCAGTCGACATTAATTTTTCAAAGAATTTGTCGTCCATATCACAAAGAAATTCTTTTGTTCCTTCTTGAATAGCTAACCATATTTCATATGCAACATCTTCTTTAGACATACGCTCTTTCACTACATCCTTTATGAAATCTGCCATGCTTATCCATGCTTTCTCAACGACATCTTCTTCCTCTACTATTTTAGAACATTTGGAAGGCTCATCTGGAACAGGCATCCAATGGGTGATTATATATTTATTATGATCAACCTTTTCTTCATTATGGTCATCTAACCATGTTGAATTAAATCGTTTGCATATGCTAACAAAGTTCATTTCGCTTTTTATGTGTCGAGTACATACCAATACATAAATATCATTTGGTGGAAGTCTGTCTTCTACGTTTATCCATTGCATGAATGTAACCTCCTATCGTTACTCCTATTGATAGACACATCAGGCGTCAGGATAACGCTTTTCGGATGCCTCCTAGATGTGTTGAGTACTATTATATCAAGTTTTGGATACATTGTCAATGTCTTTATCAACCTCAAACTCAATCACATGCCATTTTAGTGTATTTTTTTGGACGAATAGCATTCCTGCTTTCATTGGCTTTATTTGTTGCATAAAGTACTCTCCGCAGCAATCCCAAAATGCTTGGTCACCCCAAATTTTATAGGGTATTGTATACTGTGTTTCTGATGTGTGATAGGTTATGGTGCGGAAAGCAATGATTGCGTCTGGTATAAATGATAGTGTTAGTTTCATTATTCCCCTCTTAAAACACATAAATCGTGTCTATTATGATATAATCGTTGTCTTATGTCCTCTTTAATACCTTTGAAAATATCCATATCAATATTTACATCTTTGCTTCTCATTCCAAATAGGATGTCTTCCATGTTTTGTATTTTTACAAGACAATCTTTCAAATACTCTATCCTATCAAGAAAATCTCTTTCTTTATTATGTTCATTTTCTGTAATGGTCATATTTATTCCTTTTTCTTTCGTTTTTCTTCGTCAACTCTACCCATCATAACAATATGATCAAAATCAATTTCTTTACCTTCCTTGGCAATAATAGGATTTTGATCATTCCATGATTGAAAAAGATCACTTATTTTTTTCTTTAGTCGTATAATATCTACCTTACATGTTTTCCTTATTACTTGCGGTTTGCTCTCTGGATTTACTCGACAAAACGAACTTTTACAAATTATTTTTGGCAACCATGTCCCTTGAGTAAAATAAAAATGGATGGAAGGAAGATTTTTGCACCATGGACAGGGCGCAAGCGGATAAACAACTTTATTTCCTGTAATGGTCATATTTATTCCTTCTCCACTCGTCAGCTATCTCTTGATGCTTATAAGGTTTATACACTGATACTTTGTGCGTTGCGATTGCATAACGTAATGCATCCACGGCATGGTCGTTCTTTTTGACAGGCTCATCGTCACCCTTTTCAGCTTTTTTTTTGTCCCAGACATATGTTTCAATCTCTTTAATCAAGTTTTTGCAGCCTTCAAGTACGTACAAGTTTCCTTGTTGCATCTCACTTACAGTCATTTGGATTCCGTCCAATACCTCGTTATTGGCATCAATCGTAGTAATCCCAACCCTCTGCATTTCGCGTTTAAACGCAGCTGCACTAGGATCGATATACAATGAGCGTACGTTATAAGGTTCAAGGAATTCCACAATATCTTTAGCAAACTCGGAATTTGTCTTACCTCGTTGTGTAACCTGTGGGTCCCAATAATATTCGCGTTCAACCCAAAGTTTTTTCCCTTCTTGAGTGTATTGACCAGTTGAGACACCAATAAGCACACATGCAAATGGGTTTGAAGCTCCGTAATCAATTGCAGCAATGTAATATTCCGCTGCTGCTGGAGGCTTTCTAAGAACATGTATTTTTTTGTCAAAGAAGTCGAAGATCGCGCCTTCCGCAAGGCACCATAAACCCAGATAATTTCGTTTGTAGAACACACCTGATAGAGAATCTCGTATTCTTTGCTTGTATTCGTCAGGTACATAAGGGTTATCATCCAGAGTGAATTTTAGTTCGTAATAATTTTTGTCTCCTTCAATAGCCTTATCAATCCAACCTTTAACTTTGTGTGTTGGGTAAGTAGGATTCATTGTGGCATGTGCTTTACTATGGGAGCA